TGCTGGAGCGGCAGATACATGGACATCAAAAAGCCCGTCCGACAATAATGCCGCTGCTTCCCGTGCTGATGGTCCTGAAAGAATCATGAGTCGATGCTTTTTGTCAGTTAAAGCTTCACCTTCAATCGGGTACCCCCTAATTGCTCCCTCGCAATAGTTATCTGTTAGGCCAGAAACGATGGTCCTCCACTGGTGTTCTTCCTCCTCTCCATTCAAAGAATTTAAGTCAATATACAAACCTTTGTATTTGTTTATTAATACATTTCTTGGTGTTTCGATGGCTGCATCATTTGTGCCTATGCAGATAATCGCCCCACACTCATCAGCAAGCTTCTCCAAAGTGAATAAATTGTTTATTCCGCAATCCGATGCTCTGTGTATAGTCTCCATTGACCTATCCATCGATGCGAAAAATACAGAATGTCCTGCTAATTGCAATGACTTTGCGATTGTTGCACCCATTTTCCCGGGAGAATTAATTCCAATTTTCATTGATACGCCTCACTTTATTGGACCAACAGGAACAAACTGTTGGACCGAATTTGCTGAATGACTAGTAATGAAATCAAGATGATACGAAAAGTTCTGCAATTCTTGTCTTTTATGTTCTGCCGGTGGGCTTATATCGAGAACGCCGTGGCAGAACCAGGAAAGATAAGCAAATCTCTCTCCCGTTTCTATTGGTGTTATCTCATGGCAACCAGAAAAGTTAGAAGGGTACACAACGATTGAACCAAACCTGGGGAATACGGTTATGCCCCATGGGCGGAAACTTAGATTTCCACCTGTGTATCTATCGTTTAGGAAAATGCTACACGTAAGAGTATTTGCTATTGGTGCCAATGAGATTGGAGTCAAACCATCATCTGCGTATGGGAGATTTGCGTCGGAATGTGGTCCTATCATTTGCCCCGGAAGATACCTAATTACATGACCCCTGGTCCGCCATTTTACGGCACCTGCAGCAGATGGGAATATCTCCAAGTACTTACTGACACAGTTGGTTCCGGAGTCCTCCAAATCGCTCAAGGTTTGAAAATCTTTTTTTTCTATTCCCAAATGATTTACATTTAAGTATCTATGTGGGGCAATCTTTGCTTGTTCTAAATTGTGGTTATACCCACCAGAATTTTTTAAATTCTCATTACCCAAATTTGAGTAACCCTCATGGTTGGTGGACAGGAGGAGGTTTTCAAGATACTTATCGACATCTTGTTGTGTTGACTTTATTGCATTGTCAAACTGAACAATTCCATTTCCTAGATGCGTTATGTTCATTAAAAACCGTCCGAAACCAGAGACATGGCATAGAAGTGTTTATCTGGCCCACAATTTTGTATGTATTCTCTGAAGTCTTTGCGCAAGTTAGGTAGGTAAACGTTTGTAGAAACCTTTGCAATTTCTGGTTCCTTAACAGGGTCTGCGATGTGCTCGTGATATTCGCTATTTGGGCTTCCATGTGAATACCAACCCAAATATGAATATCTCTCCCCCCTAGAAACTGGAAGCACTTCATGTGATGCTATGTAATTTGATGGGAACATTAGTATGTCCCCCTTTCGTGGTTTGTAATTTATATTTAGTTCGTTAAAGAAATGGTGTCCTCCAGCAAATGAATTTACAGCATCATCGCCAGATTCATCGCAATCGTTAATGTAGACAATGCAGGATAGTGTATTTCTTGTTGCTAGCTGGTCGGATGGGTGTTCGTATCCATAGACGTAGTCGGCGCTTGTGTCTGAATGGACGCCAAGGTATTGGCGATTACCCACAACTCCAGATGGTGGAGATGAATACCTAACGATATGCCCCTTAACCTTCCACCAAATATTTTTGTAAGAAAGGGGATATCTGAGCATGTATTTGAGCAAATACCTATCTTTCGAGTCCTCCCAAAACTCAAGCATTTCCCTAAACTTATCTGAACATTGCTGATGGGCGGACGAACACCTACTTGGCATCGATGCAAATGTGTCGTAATCAAAAATGTAGCCGCTCATATTTACTAGCGCTTTTTCGCCAGTTTCGGGATGAATTGTTTCGGTGTACATAGCGGAGGCGTCTCTGTCGACAAGCTCCCTACAGGAATTAATAGCAAATTCCCAGTCAAAGTCGATAGCCGACGGAAACAGACAAACACCAGCACCAAGTTCCATCATTTCTACGTCATTAAACTTATTAACCATGGTCATTGCTCCGAGACCTGTGCGCTGCTGCTCTTGCTGGTGGCATTCCGGAATACTTGCCGTTGATGTATTTATCATAGTCTTCAGTGATTGAGCTCAACCAAACTTGTCCACCCGTGTCTGAAATCTCCAACTGTGGGTTTATCCCCTTTTCTTGAGATTCTGAGCCCTGGGCAAACCAGGCAAGGTATGTGAGTCTTTCTCCACTTGTGATAGTGGATATCTCATGGGCGGCTACGTAATTAGCCGGAAACAAAAGTATGTTTCCTTTTTGCGGTTTGATTGCGACGTCTGCATACGGAAATAACATTTCACCGCCACAAAACGCTCCTGGCACTGGGGTTTCCGACCAGTCGTTAATAAAAACTATTGCACTCAGAACGTTTCTAGTTGCGTGTTCCTTGCTGGGCATTTTTCCATATCTGTAGTTCACATCATTATCCGAATGAAGCCCCAGTGAACCACCGGTTGAATAAGAGAGGATATGTCCAGAAGTTCTCCACCAAAGGCAGCTAAGGATTGCTGGAAACATTTCAATGTACTGCAAAAGACAAGAATATATCGCTGGCTCAAATTCGTTGTATATTTCGCTACCCAAACCTTGTAGTCTGAGTGGAGCTTTTGCCATGTCCTGCAGGCTATAAATAAAACCGCCCTGATTTAGCGCGTGGATTGGATTTCCGTTTTCATCTAGGACAACGGTAAAATTTTCTTCTATTGCCTTTTGCTTCAACTTCTCTATCTTGTCTGAGAATTTACTGAATTCGATGTTCGCAGCGGCCACAAACTCGATTATTCCATGGCCATGATTTATCACGGAGCTCATAGCAGGGACCTTATGGCTTGTTTTATTGAATTATCCTCCCCGAATAAAGCCTGCTCCGATATCGGTGATTCCGCCCAATTAAATCGACCAACATAAACGCCTTCTCGTGATGTTAAGAATTTTTCCCAATTGTTCGGAACCCTCATTGCAACTTCCCCCGCTCTATTTCTTCCAGCAGCCGCAGCGGCACTCAAGTCGGCCATGCTGTCGTTAAAATTTCTTATTAGCTCTCCATTTAGAAATGAGTAAACGTCATGCCTATTTTGCCCGTTAACGTCTATTTTTTCTGCTATCGGAAATGTAACGTAGGGATAATTTTTTTTAATATTTTCAAAAATTTCCAAATTGTCGCCATTCTCCATGTTCCCAAATTGGTTGCATGGGTAACCGACGACGCTAAAACCGCTATCACAAAATTCTTCATGAAGTTTTTGCAATTCCCAAAAATTTTTAGCTGTTCTTGCATAAGACCATAGACGACTGCACTTTGGCGAGTATCCGGTCTTTGATACAACGTTTACATGGAGGAGCACTTTACCCCTTAACTGTCCAAGCAAATTTGGACAGCCATCCAAAGAGCTTATTTCTATATCAAAAATCGATTTACTCATCCTCTGACACCGTACATGAGATTTTGGTATTAAAAAATTCACCTATTCTTAGAAAACCGCTTCCAGATTCCGTATCAATATCGATTTGTACTGTCGTAATAATTGGTGCCTCTAGTTCAAATCTGCTACTTATTCTCTTTCCGTTATTGCCGATGACCACATTTTCTCCAGGCACTACGTGGGTCCCTCTGCTGTGGTTGATTGCAATTGAGCCATCTTCGGAAAGAGTTAATCTGCAAACTTCTTCCCCAAATGGTGTATCAACGGAGATATCCCAAGACCCCAAAATCATGGCATCGTTACTGTGAATTACGGCCTCTTGCCCAAGGACTCATGTCCGGGTATACCGTTGTATTTGGAATTCTTGGGTGGAGGTTGAAGCTTACGCAAACTCTAGGTTTGTCTTCATTGTGTCTTTCTGTCTGATGGGGAACAAATGAGTTGAAAAATACAATCTTCCCTGTTTCTGGTTCTATTTTTGTAACCATGTTGTATGCATTCATGGCTTCTCCGTAAAGACAAAGTCGGCATCCTGGACCAACAGCATCGATGTAAATAACACCAGACCAGTACTCGCTTGGAAAAAGATGCGCATTCGAACTATGTCTATGGTAAGGAGTTGATTGTCCTTTTTCTAAAATTCCACACCATATGTCTGCAAGGACAACGTCGCCAAGGACTTCGTTAGCCCTATGCTCAATCATGTCACGCAAACCCTGACACTCTTTTGTGTTTGGCAGAACGTAATCAACCCCACTCTGCACGTCAACAAATTCTTTTGCATCTGGGAAATCTGGATGTATTCTAGATTCCAAAATTTGCGACGCTATTACCGAATAATCAATTCCCTTAATGAATGATTCATGGGCTCTGATTGGAACTAACCAAATCCAGCCATTGTTATTCATGCGCAAAATCTCCTGTTGCTAGCCCCATTGGGGGAACATCTTTTGTCCATACATTAATGACCATTACTTGCCTTAGTCTAGACCCTGCTGGTGTCGTGTTATGTACCACATGGCCGGAATCAAATACTACGAGCCTGTTCCCCTTGTACCTAATCCTCTCTCTTTCATTTGGTGGAGAAGACGCGTATGCGGCAAGTACAGATGGCTCCAAGGCCAACGTTGAGCCATCCTCCAACCTTGAGTTGTGGATTTCGAGGAAGCCACCGTCATCATTATCGCATCCATACCAAACACAGCCAATCCGCGGTCCGTAAAACGTACCCGTCAACAGATATGCAAATGTATCCTCATCTACATGCTCCCCTATGAACTGACCTGGTTCGAATGTCCTGGTCCAGTATTCGAAACCAATGACCTCTTCAATCGGAAAAGGTAATCTTTTTTTCCAGATTTCTTTTATAACTAAATGCTTGAGGCTTCTTGGTTGGCTTTTCCCCCATCCATCCCAAAACATATAGGACGATAGCTCCTTGGAATCCCCGTGATACGAGTTGAGACTTGTCGCTATTTGTTGACCATCTTCATAGTTTGATGCAAAAAAAGTTTTATCTCGCAAGACTTGCTCGTACAATTCTGCCGGAACACAATTATCTTCAACGAACATGTTTTATAAAAACTTTTCATTCGGAAATTTGCCTCTGAGGTAAGCAAGGTCAAAGTCAAACATCAAAACAAGCCGTCTTGATGTACCCTCATGTCTTACCGAGTGCTCAAACGGCGGGCCATCCTTGAAAGCAAGAATCTTGCCTTCTTCCCAACTTTTTGTTTCGTCGCCTACAGTTATTCTACAGTCCTTATCGTTTATTAGGCACAGGTGACTTCTCATTAGTTGGTCAGAACCAAAATGCGGATTTACTACCGCCCCAGGATGCATTATGCTGAACATTCCGCCAGAACATTGGTTACTGTCAGCGAACTCAGCAACTATCGAGTTAAACGTTTTGAATTGTTTCCTAACGTGCTCTAGGTGTGTTTCTAGATTGGCTTTTGTTTTCCACCTCAGTATTTTTTTTACCATTTCCGTATTTGCCCACTGCTTGGGGTCACTTGCTGGTGGGGTTCCGGCAACCGCTACGTCCCAGGAGCCTGTATAAAGCTTTCGCCTATCCCCTTCCGGCAAGTCTGATTGTGGATTTTCGTACCTTGCGTGAGAGAGGGTAACATTTGGGGCAGGCAGAGAAACCTTGTTATCGGAGTATGGATGTTGAGTGTTTTCGTAAACGATGTACTCGTCACGTATCTTTTCCCAGTTTTTCTCAATCTGCACACACACGGGCAAGGACCTGATTAATTCATCCCAGAACCTTGGCTGCAAGTCACTCATTTTTTGATACTAACACGTTTCACGTGCTTAAAGATTTTAATTTTTAATGAAAACCGTTTGTCCGTATCCGTTGGCCAGGTGGTATGTGTGCCCGTCGCTGTTTTTAAGAATTTCATGCATGCTTGAATATGGGTGAATATGAAAGTCTTCCCTGTAAAGCTTCGTATTGTGATTGGACATGCCAATCAGTAGAACACCACCAGGATTCAGTGATTCAACCAAATCTTTAACAAGTTTGTCATTGCCCACAAGAGACCAACCCCAGCAAATGGCCATGTCGAATGTGTTTTCAGATATTTCATTTGGCTCGACGACGCAGTATTCGTTAAGCTCATTGATGCCCGGGCCAGGTAATTCTAGTTCCCCGGCAATATGCTCCAAAAAGAACAATGAGTGATTATTCACAAAACACAAGTCTGTGTCTGGAAATTTTGCTTTATACATACTCCAAAGTAGTATTTCTGCATCGACGAATAACAAGGAATTTGGCTTCTTTGTCATTAGAACTTGTTCTTGAGCGATGTATTCAGCTTCGATTATCGCTGCCCATTCTGGTTCCATTCCCTTAATGAGTTCATAAATCCAGTATGTGTTCAGTCCTGCTACAGCAACATTTCTCTTGTCAAGATTGATTGATGAAAGCCAGCTTGATACCGCGCTTCCTGCATCGCTCATCAACTGAGCAAAATCAATATTGTTGCTAAATTGGGTCTTTGATGACTGCTGCGTCACCAGAGCGCTCCTAATTGCAAAATTATCCATTTTGGATTACCGCCAATACAACTTGTCTCTGGAACCAGAGATGCCTTGCCCTATTTGTTAGTAGAAAATTTCTTTTACGCGTTAAGTCGTAGTATGGTTTTCCCTGTTGGTTAAATGTCGAACTGCTCATGTGAAATGACTGTCTCAGACTAAAAAAAATGTCGTCGAACTCGACTTCGGATATTTGATTGAACTCCATGCCGGCTATGTACATTATCTTTGCGAGTTCGCGCTCTATTTCCTGCAAGTGCGAAGCAGCATCGAAGAGAGGCTCTTCACCGTGTTGTCTAGTCTGTTTCATCTGTAAATCCCTCGGTCCAGTCGTCGTTTATATCAATCGGGTCTTGTCCAAATTGGGACATTGGGTCATTCCCCTGTAGGCGCTCACAAAATAATGCAGCGCCGTCCGGAAGAACGAAAGAAAAAGTTTTTGGGTTCCAGTGCAAAACATTTTCTGTTCTATCTGGATTGTCCATTGGGTTGGTTATGTCTGGTTCTGATTTTGACTGCTCAGGACAGATGTTGTATTGCCCTGTAGCGATGGCAGCGTCCACCAGCGGAACATTCCTTTTGATTGGCGGTAAATTCAGCTCCACAATAAAACCACTACGAGAGTCGCTGCAGAGACTCTATTTGTCTAATCAGATTATTGAAAGACTTGTATCTTGTTGCGTCTGATTCTGGAGTCTCTGGGTTTTCAAAATTCTCATCAAGTGTTTCTGGATTGACGCCAAGAGAAAGGGCAAGTACGTATATCGAGTATTCAAGATATTGCTTTGCTTCTTGTCGTGCTTGTTGTTTTTGTTCATCCGAAAGCGCCATGTTAATTTTCTCCTATTTAAGTGTGTCCATTGTCAGATTCGATGCTTGTCTAAAGTGACCGACTTGGCGCAATAACTTTTCTTTGCGAGTTGGTCTATCAGAATCACGAACATTAAGGTTTTCCATAACTTCATCTTCGGATATCTCAAGAGGGTCTATGGCGCTCAGAAGCAATGTATGAATCTGGGCGTTAATCAGCTGCTGATGCAGTCTAAACCCAGCAGCAATCTTTGCCTGTTTGCTAATCCCAAATTGCATTTTTGCCTACGAGTTAAGTTCATTCAGCTTGCGCTTAATCAGTTTTACTGCATTTATTGACTCATTGAGGATTGGGACCTCAAAATTGTGCTCAGCCTCAAGAATAAATGTGTCTGGGTCTATTCCGTGCCCAATCAGTCTTTCAAACAACACCTTTTCGGCGTCCCTAAGGCTGCGCTCAAATATCCCGCGCTTCTCGTTATTTGTCAATTGAGACGAAAATTCCATCACCTATCTCCGATTGTGTTGTTTGCTTTGAATCATACCACCATTATACTATGGGCTCCGAAAGTGCTGGCAGCCCAGCAAATGTTGGGCCTATTTGATTTCCGTCCGCGTCAAGACCTGTCTTAATGCCCTTTGTCCAAGTCCATGGGCGTTCGATATTGTTCTGCGACTTGAGTTGACCATATTTTGACCTTGCCTCCACCAGCTCCTTATCGTCCCATAGTGTCACCACCTCGAATTCTGCGTCTTTAATAATTTGAGGCGAGTAGATGTTAAAAAAACACAAAGGCGAACCGGCTGGGAAAACTACTTCCTGATTTTCTTTTGTTATCTTCCAGTTCATTTGAACTTCGTCAGGCCACCACCACGAAGGAATCGTTGCTGACAGCCCGACAGCGCCGTCTATAAAGTAATTTGGAGAGCCCGAAATCCAAGTCTCATACCCTGGCTCGGTGTTTATAATCCATCCCATGTGTAGGGAAATGGTTCCTATTATTGATGATGTGGCTTGCTTTCTGCCGCTTTTGGTAAATTCGCCTGCAAGTATTTCGGGGGGAGTGTTTCCGCCGGACCATTTAACTACAAGGTCCTCCTCCATCTGCACTTCCCATCCCATTACATTCGCCACGGAGACTGGCATGCATTGATAAGCGTGTTTTTTATGTGTCTCGTCCATCCAGTCTCTCTTTAATCTTGACTGAACTATCCGAGGTGGATTTGGGTCTGTTCTTTTTAAAACTATCTTGCTCATTTCTTTACCGACATATCAATACTTGTTCCAGACGAAACCCCAGCCCCATATGTTGCCTTTGAGCCGTCAATATTCTCCCCGTAGCCATGTTTGTGAGTTCTGTCGTTGTAGTCAAACATGGTCACTGCCGCATACTTTGTTCCAGAAACAACAGGTCGCGACGCGTGGGCATACGTAAACGTAGATGGGAACATTACGTTGTCCCCAGCGGCAAACTTCACGTTTAGGTCAAGATATGGGAACCAAAGCTCACCCCCCTCGTAGTCGTCATTTATGTATATGACTGACGAAACTGTACAGTTATAAGAAAATCCATGGTCTGTGTGAACGTTGAAGTGCTGACCAGGCTTATATCGCACATAATTTATGGCTTCACGATAATCCATTTTGATGTTAAATCTTTGCTGATAGTCGTTAAGACATGCCGTTAATATTTCAACGGTATCTTCGTATACTGAGCGAAGTCCGGAAAATTCTTGTGGCAAGTTTGCTATATGGGCATCTCCCAATTTACAATCAACGCAGTCTCTGTATTCTGGCATTTTTTGTTGGTCGCCAACGAGTGCATCCATCCACATATACGGCGCGGTTTCACTGGACCCAATCGCCTCTTCAATTCTCTCCGGTATGTTCAATTCCCGTGGGAGCGCATTGCGATAGACGATTATTGCCAATCTCGGGTCTCCAATGAACTCAACCTCGATATTTCTTACCATATTGGTTGCTCCTTTTTTGTTTATGTTTCATAGAAAACCACATTGGGCATGCCCACCTATCCCCTCCGTATACATTATCTACATAATGAGCAAATTCAATACCGCCACCATAAATTACAACCCGGCCTGGGGATGGCTTCACGGTATTGCCCGTATCGGCAAAAACAAGTTCCCCCCCATTGAATTCTTGGTTCAAATACAGAACCGCAGACACATCAAAGTCCTCACACCCAAGCTTTGGTGAGCCATCCAAATTCTGCCTGTCTGCGTGCAGTGTTGGGACATGAAGTCCAGATTTGCTGACAAAAATTCCGGGCATTCTATGCTCAAGTTCAATGTCATATTTTTTCTCTGCGGCTGCCATGACAACCCATGATGCAAATATCAATGACTCGGCGGCTTCAAAATCTTCTGTCAGTAGTCTGTCAATTCCAATACTTTCGCCAATTTTTACTGCCGCCGACAATATTTTGGAAATAGTCGTATCTTCAAAAAGCGAATCTATGATATGTACTTTGTCTACTCTATTCATCCACAACAGTATAGAACGATGGGGTCGTATATCTCTCCCCAGATTCAACCATGCTTACCCCGTGTAAGTACCCAACATCACCAGGATGTATCACTGCCAAGCCGGGTTTTGGTCTAACGGTAATCCCGTGCTGTGGGTAATACAAATCGCCACCCTCAAAGTCGTCATTGTAATAGAACAATGAATTGATGTCGTAATCCGTGAAGGCGTTTGGTCTTCCGTCATTTAGTTGCTTATCGGCATGGGGGCGCTGCTCTATGCCTGCCCGCCATTTCATTATCACCGGAGGGCGCACTGAAACAGAAACCTGAAAAAGCTCTTCGATGAGGTTCTTCATTTTGTAGATGTATTTATCAACAATTTCATAAACCTCCGAGTTCAGCTCCTTTAAAATTTCAGAACTGCACTGCCTGTCGTTCCAGTATTCTGCGTTATACAAACATGTTCCATCTTCCGCATAAACGCTTTCGGCTGTGTTGTTCCATTTATTTATTGTTGGGCAAAATTTCTGAACTAAGAGCAAGTCTTCTAGTTCGATAAAATTTTCAATTATGTGGATGTTCTCTGGTCCGCTGCCAAAATGCCCAGGTTTTATCTTCCAGGGTGAATCGATATCAATCATTTCCATGTGATTTCCTTTGGGACGTTATATATTCATACAACATAACATCCAATTTGCTTCTTTCAAGTATTTCCTTTTTTTGTGACGGGCTCGGTTTTATTCCAGCTCGGACCGATGAGTTCATTTTTTCTAAACCCAACCCTACAAATTCAACATTGAATTTATCCTTAAATTGATAAGTCAAATATTTTTCTACGGCCATTCGCTCGTTCATTTCAAAAATTGTAATGTCTTTAATTCTGTCTATTAGTTCTTTTTCTCCAGTAGGTAAATCGGACTCGACAAACCATGCACCATTAGGCTGAATACTAACCCCTGGTGATTCATCCCCAACATCTAAGACTGCATTGATTTCAACCATCCTGCACGTAAGCATCTTGGTTTGCAAATTTCCGTCAGATGAAAACAATTTACATCCAAAAATTGTTTCGTATTTTCCGTCTAAGAACTTGTCAAGAATTTCGTTTGTAAATTCCCTTCGGGACGACATGGCCCTGTATGCAGCAATGCTGACAAAATGGTCTACCGGCTCCCTTATAACGGAGAACGTCTCCAGGCTGCTGTCGTTGTGTAAAATTGGATTGATTGCAAAATGACCACTAATTGTGGGCCATTCGCTCATTGTTGTGTGATTATATGAAAATTCAAAAATCCCAGGGGTTTGGTTTTCATATTTATCAAGACCCTTTTTATATCTATCCAGTTCAAACGATTTATGTATTGCGTAAAGTATTCCGGTCCCAGATGTGCGCGGTATATGCAGATGATAAAGATTACCCATTTTGGGCCATCTCTATTAATTTCCTGTGTTTTTCTGGAACCCAGAAGTGGGGAGATGTATACCTAACTCCTTCTATCACTGGCCTTACGCCATGGAGGTAATAACTGCTGGATGGAAAAAATATCAAAGAACCCTCTTTTGGTTTTAGTTCAAGTCCGTGTTGCGGAAAATATATTTCCCCACCTGTGTAATTCTGATTTATATAAATTACGGAACCGTAATCAACTATGTATGTTCCGTTTGGCGTGCCGTCTAGGTCTTCGCCATCCGCGTGAAGACCTTGACTCTCCCCAGAGTCCCATCTTCGTATGCCCGGTCTTGCTGTCTCTAGGATTCTCCCAAATTTAAACTCAATCATTTTCTTTACGTCATCAACGTATGATTGCATTATTTCATAGAGTTCGGGGTTATCCTTCTGCATTTTTTTGTATGTGGATATCTTGTCATTACCGCCCTTTGACC